TGCTGGCTATGGGTGGTGCCGCAAAGGCAGACCTAACGCACCGCATGACTACCTCTACACAACTCACCGTTGATGCTGCTGCAACTAATGTGCAGCGAATTGGTAACTCACTTGCGATTTCCGGAAACGGCGTGACGACTTCAGACGGCACCACGGCTGGTGTAGTGGGAGGACTGGGAACCATCGGGTCGAATGGTGTTGCTGCTCCTGCAACTATCACTGCTACTCAGCAAACCGCTGGTAGTGCTTTCTCCTTCAGTTCTTCTTACACTGCCGGAGATGCCATCACCACAACAGCTCCTTCCGTTGGTGCTGTGAGTCCCTACTCTAGTCAAACTAGTACGGCAGCAGGATCTGCAGGTGACCTCGCCGGTACTATTACTTCAGCAGGTGTTGTTACCTTGACGCCGGGTGGAGCTGGTACAAGTGCCACCGGCCAATTTGTTACCGAAGTTACCGTACGGTAAAAATGAAACAGATACTAGCAACACTGGCGTTGCTTAGTATTGCTTCGCCAGGGTATTCCGTGCCAGTTGTGCCTAATTTTACACAAGGAAGCATGACTAGTCACACGGAAACCACTTCAAAGGTGACTGAAACGATCAACTCTATAGATTATTCAACAGGATGGGAATACTCCGTAACCGGCGTGAACGTGGACAACGGGAACAGTTCTCTAGCACCACCAGCCAATACATCAACAGTGACAGTGAGTCCAATGGGAGGAGTCGAAGGACAGGTAACCTCAACCCAGTCGGCTTTGGATTTCGCAAACTCACCTCAGTTCAAAATAACAAATCCCGGAGAAGCGTTTCAGTTCACTCAAACGTATCGAGGTCCGGGCATTTCAAATCAAACGGTCATCCAAAGAGTGACCGAGGTTACAAGCGTAACCGACACCACAAGTATCTTTACCCAGTAGTCCTATGTCTAACTCAACTTGCGATTGCCCCTGCCACACTGGCGGAAGGTGTCGGGGGTGTAAGTGCAACAGCAAATCCGATAGCGAATAGTTCTGGCTCGGTGACCAACCAAGCCATTCAGGTATTACAAGGTCCATATATTACTAACACTTATGGCGGAGGGATCAGTTGCCAAGGTCCCACTGCCAACTTTACACCTTACATTACACACGCACAATCCAAGAAGGATCCGTTCGAGTCAATGTACTTTGAACCTCAATATGACATGACCGATTTTGATGGACGGTTAGTTGAGGTTCAGAGAAATGTAAAAAACTATCCTTGGGAACCACACTACAACACCACCACCAAAGAAGATGGTACTAGGTGGTTTGAAGATGGTGCAGACATGACTATCACTGTCATGGAGATGCAAGGAGATGGTATCCCAGACAATCCTGGACGTGAAGTCTGGAGGAAACCAGTTCGCACAGGACAGAAAGATAACTATAGCACTAGCATTGGTCTCTCTGCCACACTATCTCTACCTCTAGATGGAGGATTACAGGCACGTTGTAAGAGAGCAGCAGAGACTCAAATCTCATTACAGGAACAGTTGGTTGCCAACAAACGTCTCGACTTTGAGATTGCGAGACTAAAAAATTGTGGCGAATTGAAGAAGGCAGGAATTTATTTTAGACCTGGAACAAAGTATGCTGCCATCTGTGCAGATGTAATGGTAGATAGTATTGATGCTATTAGACCACACCGTCATACTATTCCACAACCTATCTCTTCCGCTGGCGGAGGGCGGACTTCAACTTCTGAATCGCCTGGTTCCGCTCCCGTTGTTCAGCCCGGCGAGACGAAACCGATAGTACCGGGATCTTCTTCTTCCGTATTGCGGCAATCTTCTTCACAATCTTCTTCGTTACAGGTTTCACCACTTTCAACAGAAGATCAGCGAGAGGTTTTGCGAGCAGTGCAGAAGTCGTCGCAACTACAGCGATTGAGGCGGTAGTAGTTACCGCTGCTGGTGACGGTAGGTACTGCTCAGTCCAAGGTATCTCTTCTTCTACCTTAGGAGGTACCTGAATGATCTCACAAACTCTCTTTGCTTGATTATACTGCTCACCCTCTTTACATGAGGGTCGTTTTGGTATGCCTGGAGTCTGTGGTGTCGTCTGCTCCGGTGTCTTACTAGGTGGAACAATAGGGGGAGGAGGTGTCCCCTGTTTGATGTCTAGTTTATTTGTATCATAGTCAATAGGACTGAAAGAAGGTGTGCCAGCATCACAATATACTAAGGTCCCCTCTTTATCCTCGTTCTTTAGATTCTGATTCTCACCACTATCCCTGTGTGCCTCAACACATCCAGGAACATTGACAATGGGAACACCCACACTCTCAGTGACTGGTGGGTAGATGGGCACTGCCGTGGGTGGAGAGATAGACCAAGCAGGTGGTGACTGCGTTCTGATATCTCTGATGTCCAGTTGTCCTACCTGTAAGGTTGGAATACCAAAACCCCTTACTGATATATTAGGGATCTCCACTTTCCTTCTGGTCAATCTTTAGTATATAGATCACAACATATAAAACAGCAACAAGAAGGAGTATGATTGATATAATCACACTCCAAACTGGGTCAGTTACATTGTCAAGTGGTCGTAATAATAAGTTCAAGGATTACGGGGTTCAATACCCAAGTCTATAAGGTATCTAGTCCACCACTCAGGGTCTTTTTTTGTCTTCCAATTAGGAACAGGTAGACCTAGAGAAGAGTAGTAATCAGTAATCGCATCATCTATAATTCTTGCCACTTCAATATTCCTCTTCCTCCTCGTCAACATCTGCATATGCATCTGCCACATAAGGTCCGTGTTTTTTTCTGGATTCTGCTTCGACATACTTCTCTTCAGACCAGGTTGCACTAACCCACACTGCTAACTTCATAACGATAAAAATTATTACGAGTGGGGTGAAACATGCAACTAATATAATAGATTTATCTAACATTGTGCCCACCGAACATATAACGCATACCGTTCAGTACCCTGTTCGCGTAATCGCCCAGTTTACGAGAACCAAAACGTTGATACAACGCTTCAGTAATAACAGGAGCGGGGACACCCAGATCGACAGCGGCATGAACAGTCCAGCGACCCTCACCGGAGTCGGAAACTCCTCCAGGGAACTTATCAAGCTTTGGATCGCTTCGATATACATCCGCAGTAAGATCCAATAACCAACTACCAACCACGCTGCCACGACGCCATAACTCAGCGACCTCAGCACAGTCAATATCGTATTGGTAGTCCTTTGGATTCGCCATCGGAGCGACCTCTGCATCACCCTCTTTCACATAAGAACTACCATCGTTTGCTGCATTTAGGATGTTGAATCCTTCAGCATACGCTTGCATTATACCATACTCCACACCGTTGTGGACCATCTTCACAAAGTGACCTGCTCCAGGACCCCCGCAATGTAACCACCCATACTCTGCAGAGGTTGCATGGGTGAGTGGATCTGTACGGGGTGCAGAGGCAATACCAGGTGCGAGTGCTCTAAAGATTGGAGAGCAGACGGATACTGCATGATCTGAACCACCAACCATAAGACAGTATCCACGGTCCAAACCATACACACCACCACTAGTGCCACAGTCAAGATATTGGATGCCCAACTTAGAAAGCCTTTCTGCTCTCCGTCGAGAATCCGCAAAGTTGCTATTGCCGTGATCAATAATAATATCACCCTCACCACAAAACTGTAGTAACTCATCGATGGTTCCCTCAACGTTTTCTGCAGGGACTACCATCATGAAGATGCCAGGTGCCTTGCCAACCTGACTATCTGATTGATGAACTACTTCAGTCAGGGTCTGAATAGAAGTGGTGACCCCACTAAGATAACCCTTCTCAAATTGTTCCTGTGCTTTTGAGTAGTTGTTTCTGTATCCATGGACTTCGATGCCTGCTGCTAGCATGCGGCGAGACATACCCTCGCCCATCCTACCTAGACCAATGATTCCAACTTTCATGATTGAATTTTTTCAATAACTTCCCGTACAACTTCTTTGATAATATTGACATCGATTCCCAGGAAGGGAGGAATCATACCAATGACTCTAAAGAATCCATCAGCAAAGAGGGCGAAAAATATAATCCCAAGGACCATACTAATCATTGATGCATTACGATTGTGTTGCCTGATGGCATCATCAATCATCTCCTGTACTTCTGCTTTTGTCACAGTGTGTTCGGGGATGATTTCAGTACACCTATGTGTCATGACGCTTAGTAAATGGTTCCCAGTGCTCCCATCCGTATTTGTGGACTGCCCACATACCTAAGACAGGAACGAAAACTAATACCCACGCCATAAGACCCAGAGTATAAGGGTTATTTAGAACGTGTGCAGCAAATTTAGCTGCACTGTGTGCTATTCCGGATAGTCCCATTTGGTAATCATGTCTGTCTTATGAGTTGGTCCCCACTGTCCTTCATGGTAAACGTATGGTGCTGTCCTGATAGGACACTGCTTACCAGTACAAAGAAGATTGTCAACGATTCTCCATGATTCCAACACCTCTTCTGCATGAACAAAGTGAGATTGATCCCCATGAAGAGCATCATATAATAGTTTTTCATAACCATCTACACCCAACCAGTCAGGATATCTGTGAGTGAGTGTTGCCAACTCAACATTTTCACCAAGTCCAGGTGACTTCACATCAATCTGAATGTCGAGGTGTGCATGTGGTTGCAGACGCATCACAATACGACCAGGAGTTTCACCCTCAAACAGTCCAACAGGTGGTGCTTTCAACTTGATAACAACCTCAACACACTGATAAGGCATCTTCTTACCTGTCATGAAGTAGAAAGGTACACCCTCCCACCTCCAGTTATCAATGTAAATATCACCTGCAACATAAGTTTGGGTCATAGACTCAGGACCCACACCCTGTTCTTCACGGTATCCTAGGTACTGACCAGTAATAAACTTACCACCAAGACGTGCGGCAGCAAGAACCTTTACCTTCTCCCTACGAATTTCGACAGCACTCATACGACACGGTGCTTCCATCGCAATTAGAGACAGAACCTGTAGCATGTGGTTCTGCAACATGTCACGTACAACACCTGCGTCTTCATAGTATTGTGATCTACCTTCGCATCCAATAGTTTCAGTCGCAAAGATCTGAACCTCTTCTATGTACTGGCGATTCCAGAGTGGTTCAAGTAGTACATTGCCAAACCGAGTGGCAAGGATGTTATTGACAGTATCTTTACCAAGATAATGGTCAATGCGATAAACTTGTTTCTCGCGTATATGTCGCTCCACCACTGACTGTAAATGATCAGCAGATTTATAGTCGTATCCAAAGGGTTTTTCGATAACCACTCTGGAGTGGTCAGGGTCATCCAGAAACCCTGCTTCCTTGAGGTTGATGATTGCATTCTCGTATCTCTCCGGTGGAACAGATAAGAAATATGTTGTATCTGCACTCTTATCGTGCAGTGTCATCAGAGATTCTTTTTTATCAAGGTCAGCACATTGAAAATCTAACCAGTGAGTAAACTCTAAAGGGTAGTCTCCAATATATTCCAACCAAGTATCACGTGTATACTCACGACGTGAGCACCCTACGATCAGAAGTTCTTTAGGGAGAAGATCTTTCTTCCACAACTGGTACAGTGCTGGAATAAGTTTCCTCTTACAAAGGTCACCAGTCGCACCGAAGATAACGATGCGTCTAGTGAGCCGTTCCATTTCCATCATAATCTTCTGAGTCGTAGTAGTTATTATGACCCTTTCGTATCCCGAAATATATTGTGGATAGAACAAAGGGTATTGCTGTCCAAAGAAGGACATCAGCGAAAGTCACGATTTTTTAGGGGGCACAACGGGAGGGGCACCATCTTCTGATACATTAGGAGGTTGAGTTCCGATTGTCAACGGAGCTTGTTCAATACGAATGGTTTGTGCAGGTGCTGTTTGTGCTGCAGCAGCGATAAGACGTTCCATATCTGCCTTGGTGATGCCACCACCACCATTAGCCATGGCACCTTTCTTAGCAGTTTGAACCCCGAACGTAGCTAAAACCCCAGTGAAGACCGAGGCTATGAAAGTCGGATCGAGATCCTGCTTAGGAAAATTGAGTGCCTTTGGAAGATCGACGTATGCCAGTGTGAGAATACCACCTGACCAAATCAAGATACCTAGACGAACCAGCGTAGACAACGCTGCCATTCTTTCATCAGGATCTTTATCCTCTTCTTCCTTTTTCTTATCCTTATCTAGTTTAGTCTCAGGTTTCTTCTTACCTAAACCAAACAAACCTCGTTTCTCCTCCTTTTCTGGAGGAGAATCTGGTGTCTTATCAGTCATACGCCAGGATATAGCTGGCTGTATTTAGAATGGAATAGCTCCTCCAGTGACCTTAGGCATGGCAGGAAGCACACCACCAGTCGCTTTAGGCAGAGCAGGTGTATTGAATTTACTTACGACAGCATCTTGAACGCCTTTGGTGACCTGCTCTTTGATGTTCTCTTTGATTTTGTCTTGGTTTACATACACATAACCAGCAGTGCCAACTACACCTACGCTAGTTACGAATGAAAAGATGGACATGAGACTAAGAATTTTCTGCATGTTCCTCCATGGGGGTTAGTGTGTACAAAGTTTCGGCACGATTACGAATGAACTCTTGGAATCTTTGTTCAACTCCAATGGTTGTTTTGTTACCCTGACTCACCCAGTCATGACAAAACTCATATACAAGTCTGCAATGATCATTTAGGTGATGAGACAACGCACGAAATACTTCAGCACGAAGTTGCATACGCTCTTCAGAGTATCTCCAGTCATTCATGTCGCTGGGATCCAATAAAGCTTTCCGCATCGAGGACAACGAGAGGTCGTCTGCCATTCTTTTTTATAAAAAGGATTGGTTCGTAATCACCAGAGTTAGCAGACGCCTGGTCATATGCATCCCAGACGTTTAGTCTCTCTGTGTTCTTGCATTCTACACTGAAAGGGAACTTTTGTCTAGCTGCACGTGCCATAATGATGTCCTCACCACCTGCACCCATTGATCTAGACTCTACATCCTCAGGGTGAACCTCTAACATTTCTATAAGTTTAGTTCTTACCCACTGCTGTAGTCTCCTACCCTTTGCCTTAGCAGACTGAACCCTCATCACGTAATCTGTCACTTACAATATCTATAACATATTTTGCTATGGTCTTATGACCTTCTATGGAAGGATGTCCATCGTTGGGTATTTTATCATAACGGAATAGTCCTGGAGGCCATTCAGTTTCACCACGTTCAGCATCGTGTGTACCTTTGAAGTACATGTCATATTTGTTGTCAGTCTCTATAGGTTTTAGTAGTGTGCTAAAAAAAGATCTGTTTGATCGTCCCACAGATGCAACGTATGCTTTCATTGCGTTGAGTGTAACACTCTCTTTAGCCCTTCCATATTCATCAGAGTAAACCCTACTAAGTCCAAAGTTTATCCACTCAGCAAACCGAGGTCCCTCTACATCTCCCCATCTGAATATGCATCTGTCATAAACACTACCATGCTTATCACGTTCATGTGAATATCCTGTCCACCTCTTCTTTTTCTTATCATAAAACTCATTCCTAATAGGAACGGTAGTTTGAAGAAAGTAGAAATCATAAACCTCAGTAGGTGGTTTAGTAAACAGGTGCCTCATAATTTTTTCATTACAAGCACCACCATATGATAGGTTTACTTCCTCAGCTCCGAAGTGATCACATACTAACTTAGACCACCTATAATCTTCTCGCCTTACGGCTAGGCGTTCTAAACCTCCACCATAGGTAAATGAGTCGCCGTCAAAATAAAATTTCATTTCTATTGATACTTCTTGATTGATTGTTCCCATTCCCTCATGCTACTTTGGCAATTAGGTGGTTCAGGATCCTTTATACCCTTGATCTTCTTCCACTGATTATACATTGCTTGCAAGTGCCATGACTGTGCAAGACTTTTTGGTCCGTTCTCTAGTAATTCAAGTTCTTTTTTATTACTAGTGAACTGCTTATACTCTTCTCTCCATTCAGTCATTATTCTTAGTCAAAGTCCAAGAACCGTCATGGTTATCTATCCATTCTAACACATCTCCCTCCTGCCATCCAACTTTTTCTAGGAATTCAGGAGGGAATGTAAGCACACCATCATCATGTACAGTCAATGTAGTGTTCATACTAAACTCTTTTTCTTGACCTCTTCATTGCTAGTGATGACACTAGAGTTGCAGATGCAACGACCAACATGAAGGAGAGCAAACCAAATACTGGATCATATATGCTGGTATGCACGGTCTCCCATGTACCAGGCAGGAAATAGACTGGTGGATTTGCTAGAAAATACATTTTGGTTTCCCGTACAATCTATATTATCTTACCACACAAGGGCAAACCCATTTTCGTTGCAAAGGTTCATGCTTTTGCCTTCTCCTCCTTCAGAGTTTTGAAGTAGAGTTTATAATACCTCTTCTTCATCTCCTCTAGAGTCTCCATATCTTCTTTGAATCCCATGAATTTGAGATGTTGGTATGTACCCTCCATCTCACTGATGAGTAAAAGAAGATATTGGCACTCTACAGGTCGCCCACCGAAGTCATAGAACTCTTTACAACTGGAATCCACTGAACGAATCCTTCTTCACATCCTGTTTGATACCACCAACCACGTAGGACTCCACTTCCGTCTCCTGTGGGGCGACCTGGAGACCTTTAGAGGAGATCCAGTGCTCGGTCCAGGGAAGTGGGTTGTTGTGCACTGGAGCGTCATACAGAGGGGTCAAACCAATCGCTCTCATACGCTTGTTAGCGATCCACTCCACATACTTGACGAGGAGTTTGTCATTGAGACCGATCATGCTTCCATCTTTGAACAGATACTGTGCCCACTCTTTCTCTTCGTCCACTGCCTGAGCAAACATATCGATGACAGTCTGCTCTTCCTCCTTGACGATCTCTACCATCTCAGGATCATCACCCTTTTGCCAGGCTTTGATGATCTGCTGAGTCAACACAGTGTGCAGGTTCTCATCACGTGCAATCAGAGAGATGATCTTAGCAGATCCTTCCATCAGTTTCAGTTCACCAAAGGCAAACGAACATGCAAAGGACACATAGAAACGAATGCCCTCAAGGATATTGACGTTTGATACTGCCAGATACAGACGACGCTTCAGTTCCTTACGGGTGTAGACAGCGGTAGGAGAATCAGCATAGTCTGCTGTCCACATACTACCAGCACCCCACTCGTTTGCGACATGCAGGAACTCATCGTACGCTCTGGTGACACTCTTAGCACGTGCCAAGATACGTTCGTCATCAAGAATAGTATCAAAGACCTCAGCAGGGTCAGGATACACATTCTTGATGATGTATGTGTAAGAACGTGAGTGAATCATCTCCATGAACT